CTCAGGCGGGCATTCCAGCCCATCGTTCTCAATCTCCGCCATGTCCAATTTGATTTTTAGACCACTGAATGAGATACCGTCATAGGTGAGTTGTCGATATTTCACATGGTAGTTGTAAAGCGTGGTGCCAGCGCCGTCCATCTTGCCAGTGTCAGGGTTGTACCGCAGATCCTTTGGATTCGGCTGCCACTCGCCCAGCGGGAACTCGTCGACCGCCTTCCCCGGCTTGCCCGGCGCCCACACGAACGGCCCGGCGCCGTCGGCCCGCATGATGTAGTGCGCGCCATCGCGCACGGCGTAGCCGTCGCCGTAGTTGACCAGGCCGCCGTCGCGGATGGCCTCGGCGACCTCGTCGGGCGAATAGCCGGCGGCACCGCCGAGCCCGGCGATCTCAGTCGGCGAGACGCCCCGAACGGCCTTGGTGAAGTCGTCGGCCGACATGCGCGGCGGCTTGATCACGCTGCGGCCGCTGCTGGTCCAGGTGTCCAGGTTGACGATGCCACCGGCGGCGATGTCGATCGCCTGCTTCCAGCGGTCGCCATCCACTTCGACCGAATACTGCCCGGTCTCCTGCGACAGCCCGGCATACACGGCGCGGGCCGATTGCCAGAGGCGATCGCGATCGGCGGCGTTGCCCTCAAACATGCCCGCCGTAGTTTCGTCGAAGTCGACGCGCAGCGCCTTGTCGGTCGGCATCGGTGGCGCCTTGCCGCCGCCGGCTTCGGGCGGACGCAGAAGGGTTTCGCCCGTCACCATAAGCTCGGCGGCGCGCGGGTTTTCGTCTTGTAGGTGATTGCCGGCCGTCGCCAGCACGCCGCGCCCCTTGGCGAGTTCGCCCATGGTGGTACGAAATGCCACCGGATCGGTGATCGACTTCGACAGGCCCGACAGCAGGCGCAAGCGGTCTTTCGCCGTGCCTTGGTCCAGCGCCTCGCCGACGCCTTTGATCTCGGCCTTGGTCAGCGGCGAGGCCGGCACGCCCGCCCAGGTTGATGCGACTTCGGCCTGCTGGCTGCGCTCGGCAATCTGATCGGGGAGCGACTGCGGATCGGCGAAGTTGAGCGGCGACAGTGTGACGACGCCATGCGCCGCCGCGGCGTCGAGGGCGCCCGCGCTTTGAATGTCCTGCGCGAGTGCGGCGTGCTGCTGCTTCTTCCAGATCAACCCCCGGCCGGTCATTTCGTCGACGCCCTGCGCGGGATCGGCGGCGCGCGCGTCGAAGCTCGCGATCTCGGCGGCTTGCTCGGCCATCGGTTTGGATGCAAAGCTCACGCGCTCGACGGCGTCGCCCTGCTGCGCCTTCAAGTCCGCCTCAAACTCGGTGCCCTGCGCGAGACGCGCGGCGCTGGCGACCAACTCGGGCGGCGGATTCATGCCGCGCGAATACCACCAATCCAGGCGCGATACGGCCCGGCCAGCGCGGTTCAAGCGCGCTTCTTCTTCGATGCGCGCGCGGTTGGCGCGTTGCTCAATCTCGCCCATGGCGCGATTTTCGAGGGCGGTGCGGGCTTCCACGCCGAGGCGGTCATACTTGCCGCCGCGCATATCGTTCAAGGCGCCGGCCGGATCTTCGATGATGCGGCGACCGACGGCGGCGGCGGTCCAACTCTCGGCGGTCTGTATGTTGATCTTCGCCACGTCATCGGCGCCCCAGCCGGCGGCAGCGCCGACGGCGGCGACGTGCGCCTGCGCCTTGTCGATATACGGCCCGGGATCATCGACGGCGGCGGCTTGCTGCCCCATCGCTTGCAGCGTCTCGGCGACGTTGGCGCGGGTCTGTTCTTGGTTGCGCGTCTTGATGCCGTCGGCCAGCTGGGCGGTCTGCCGGGCGGCCACGTCATCGATCGCGACTTGCTGCGCGCCGAGCACGTCCGGGATCTTGTACGTCGGTTCGAGTTTGCCGCGCTCGGCCGTCACCCAATCGTTGAGCTTGGCGCCCTTCTGATCGTTGGGGATGGCCGGATCGTCGAGGATGGCTTGGCGCTGGGCGGCGGCTTGCGTCTCGAAGGCCACTTGATCGCGGCGGGCGCGGGTGGTTTCTTCGATGCGCGCGGCGCGCTCTTGATCGGCCTTGATCTTCTCGGCCTCGCGCTGCAGCTTAGCGGCCTCATAAGCCTGCGTGCGGGCGATGGTGTCGGATGCGCTCTCGAAGCCCTGGCCGAGCGCGGCCATGCCGCCGGCCTTGTCATAAGCCTGCGGCACCACGCGCGGGCCGCGGGCGCTCTCGACGACCGGCGCCGTGTCGTTGCCGAATGCTTGTAGGCCAGTGATTCGCGGCATGTTGCCCCCTAGGGATCAGTTTTCCACTTAGACCACGCCGAGGCGCCGCCGCTAATCGCATTGCCGATGGCGGTGCGGTTGGCGCTCTTTACGGCATTCTTGCCGGCCTTGCCGAACTGCGCGGCCTCGTCGATAGATGCGGCGGCCACGTCCTCAAGGCGCTGCGCTTGGCGCTCGCCGAGTAGGATGGTGTTCAAGGCGTCCTCGTCGGCGCGCTTGGCAATTTCGGCCTGCACGTCGGCGGCGGTGCCGGTGTTGACGTTGACGCCAGAGGCGCCATAGGCCGCCCGCGCCTGGCTCACCACGTCGCCGCCCTGGCGCCGCGTCTTGCCCGCCTGAATGCCGGCAACGTCGCGATAGGATGCCGCGTCCACCAGCGCGCGGCGCGCCTCCGTCAGCGATGAAGTCGCCTGCGCGTCGTACATGTCGGCCGCGTCCTGGCCCGACGAAAGCGCGCCGTAGACTTTGACGCCAGTCCCGACCAGATCAAAGATCGTAGAAAGATCGAACGCCATGGCTACCCCTCGTTGACGGTATAGCGGCGCGTGATGCGGCGCACTGTCCATTTGTACGGGTGGATCTGACGAATGCGCACCGATCCATCGTCCCAATTCATGTTGATGTCGCGGCGCTTGCCGGTCACAGCCGGCGGCGGCTGGTCGAGCACTTCCGGGCCGAACCTAAACCACCGCTGATCGGCGCCTTGGATCTCTAGCCCGATGGTGTCGTACAGATCGACGATCACTTCATGCACGCGCAGTTTCGCGCCGCCGAAGCTCGCGCCGGTCGGCTCGATGCCGGGCAGTGTCAGCGCCGAGTAGAACGGCAGCCCGGCCTCGATGGCGGTGACATCGCGATCGGTGGTCACTGCGCCGGCGGTCACGACCTTATCAGTCATTTCCCGGCCGTCGCCGAGCACGTCCACCGTCAGCCCTTCCAGGTGGTCAAAGCCGGCCCAGCTGGACGACGCCGCGCCGGTGCCGGTCACGGCGCAATCGGTCGAAAGGGTGTAGTCCGCGAGTTCGATATAGGTGACGGTTGAGCCGCCGACGGTACGCTGCACGGCGAGCCACAATTGATCCTCTGTGCCATAGGGGATAGTCGCGCAGCTGATGAAGCCGCCTTGCGTCGTCTGTCGCGACCAGCCGAGCACGTCATGCTCAAGGATGCCGGTCTGCCGGTAGAGGCCGCACGCCACCAGCACGCCGTCGCTGCGAATGCCGTACAGCTGTGGGTGCGGGCGCTTGGTATAGGCGAGTTCCGTGACGCCAGCTTGCAATAGGTGCTCGGACTCCCAGGATATATCCGGCGACCAAAGCGCGTTTTCCGTCTGCTGCCACGCCAGCGCCCGGATCTTGGTGCCGCCGTCCTGCGCGTAGATGAGATCGTTGTTGACGAACAGCGGCCGACAGGCGGAGGCGCCATTGAGCGCGCCGGTGCGCGGGCGGATATTGGTCGGCGTCATGGCGTCGTCGCTGCCGGTGCCGGCGGTCATTTCGGCCGAGCCCGTCAATGCGAGCAACGTCGTCGGGGCGCTCACCAGGTGCATGATTGACGACATGTCGTAGGCGAAAAAGTCCTGATAGAACCCCGCCGCGTCGCGCACGCCGCGCGATAGGTCATAGATCAAGCCCGTCGCCGACGACCACAGGCGCACCGGCTCCGAGACCGTGCCGCCGAACATGAGGCGCTGCTCATGCAGCGCCACGGCGCGCGGGTAGCCGCGGGCGGTGCTCCACGTTTTCGGCTCAAGCGTCCACGACTCGGAGGCGATCACATCGCCCGCCGCGGTGCCGCTCTTGCACACTTCGCGCACACGCCCGCTTACGACTGTCGTCGAGGTGAAGCCGGTGATCTGGATCAACCCATCTTCGACGCCGACATATGAGCCCACATCGCCCGCGCGCCAGCCGGCGGCGCCCAGCGTCAGCGTGGCGGCGCCGTTCTTCTTGTTGGTGATAGCGGTCAGCGTCAGCGTCGTTTTCGGCGACTCCGTGATCGTCCACTCGCCCGAAGCGTAGGCCGTCGCCTGGAAGCCGGTCGCGGTCGCGTTGACCTGCGTCGTCGAGGTAAAGCCGGTGATCACGGCCTCGCCAATGTCGGCGATGACGGTGCGCCCAACGTCGGCATTTAGGAAGGCGGCCACGCCGCTGGTGATCGTGATGGCGCCGCTGGCGGCCGATAGCGTCGCCGTCGTGGCCGGGCTCAGGCCCGACTCGGCCGACGGGTAGACGATGAACGGCGCGGCTTGGATCTTCCACTGCGTGCTAGTGATCCGCACGATGCGATACGGCACGACCGACGGATGCACCACGATCGCCGTGTCGCCGTACTGCACCCACTCAAGATCGGGCAGCATGGCCTCGGTCCACGGCGTGACCGCTTCGATCGGCGTGCCGGGCGGCGACTCGATGCGGGAGGATTGCGTATAAAACCGGGCATAGAGATCGCCGAGTTCCAGCACGTAAGCTTGCGTCACCGAAAAGCGAAACGCCATGAGGCGCACTTGCTTGTCGGTGTACTTGGCCGGCGCGATGTAGCGCGTTCCCCAGCGCCGCGTCGCGCCGCCCTGAATGAGCACTAGGGCGTTTTCAAGCTCGGTGCAGCACTGTTGAAAGCGCGGCAGATCGGTACGGCCGAGCATGAGCGGCGACCACTCACCGGCGGCGAAGGCGCTTTGCGTGGTTTCAGTGCGGGCCATTAGCGCAGCCGGTCGCCATAGCGGGAAGTCAGCAGCGGGCGGTCGCCCATCGTCTCGCCCGGTTCCTCGGAGGCGTTGACGCCGCGCGCGAGCTTCAATAGGGAAGTCAGCTGCGAGGCGAGTGCGTCGGCCTTGGTGTTGCTGCCGGTGATCGGGTAGGCCAGCAGCCACGCCATATGCACGGTGCACGCCTCGGTCAGCAGCGCATCCCACGATGGTACGTCCTGATTGTCGTAGACGTAGCGCAGCACCGGCGCGGCGTCATTGCACAGCAGCAGGCGCCCCTCCTTCTCATAGTCGATCGGTGCGGTGCGGTCGCCGAGGCCGATCGTGCGCAGCCAGTCGGATGGCAGCTGTAGCGCATATGTCCAGTCTTGCCCGGCGACGGTGACGGCCAGCGGCGCCAGTGTCGTGCGCTTGCGGGCGGCCGACCAATTGGCCATGCGCAGGGTCGCTTGCCGGCAGGTGTCCCAGAGGTTCGCGCAAAGTCCGCTTGAGTCCTCCGAAAAGGCATTGATTGTCGAGGCGCCGAGCATGAGGCGCGCATTGCTGCAGATCTGGATCTCTGACGTGGCCATCGATTGCCCTCAAAAAAAAGCCCGGCACTTGGCCGGGCTAGAGTATCCCAGGGGAGAGATCCTGTGTTAGTCCATGACGTACGGCATGATCAGCCGGATGATCTGATTGTTGGCAATCTGCGCGCCCGCCACGACGCTGATCAAGGTCGCGTCGTCGGTGGTGGACACATACAGGTTGTCGGCGTTGGCCGAGTTGTCCGAGATGCGCCAGGGGTAACCGGTGAAGGTCACGGGGACCGCCGCGCTGGCCGTCGCCGGCGCATTCGCGAGGTTGCCGAAAGTCACGGTACGGTTGACCACATCGACGGCCGTCACATAGGACGCCAGCGGGATGCCCGTCCCGACGCACAGATCGCCCACCGATGCCGCACCGACGCCGAGCGCGGTGGTCAGCTGGAAACTGCCTGACACGGTGTTCATCGTGGAGGCTTTGACCAAGGTCGAGAACGGCGAGGCGATGCCGAGCGTGAGCACGGCGGCCGCGGCGACCGAGCTTGCGGCCAGGTGGCGCGTGGCCAGCATGTTGTCGCCGACGGTGAGGGTGCTCGACGCCGTGCCGGCGTTGCACGCCAACTGCCCCAGGTGCGGCAGGATATTGGCGCCCAGCGGCAGCTGGCCCCAGATGATTCTATCGGCAATGGCCGGGGTGGTGCCGGATGCCGGCGCCTGGTAGACCGACATCCACATACGGAGCCGGCCGTGGTACTGATCAACGCGGCTTTTCTGCGGCGGCGCGGCGATCGAGCGGTTGATAACAGAAGCGTTAAAATTTGCCATGTGTGCTTGTCCTTATGGGCGGCGAGGCTAAGCCTGCGCCGCTGTGATTCTTACTCGAAGCAGCCGATTTCGACGACGCCCTCATCCTCGAGGCGCACCGCACCAATCGACATGCGCGCGTAGACCTGAACGCTGTAATTCTTGGTCGGGAGCGTGTCGATGCTGGTAACGATGTCCTTGCCGATGCCGAGTGCAACCGCCGGCTTGCACCAGGCAACCGCATAGCGAGTCGTGCCGGACTTCGCAAGGCGCTCCGAGCGAATGAATCGAAAACCGAGGAAGGTATTGATCTGACCTTCCGCCAGCGCCTTGACGCTGTTGTAATCGATGTTCTTGATCTCGGTGGTGCCGTAAAGGTTTGTCAGCTGCTTGGACGAGCAGGCGATCACGCGGCTCGGGGTCGGGCCCTGGCCGGTGGCGTCCTGGCCCTCGTCGGCCTCAATCTCGGCCGCGTCGAGCAATTCCTTCGCGGTCAAGAGTTTCGCCAGGGTCAAGCCGGTGCCGCCTTCCGCAATCTTCTGCGCGGACGGGAGAACCTGCGTGCCGCCGCCGGTGCGGGCGGTGCCACGGATGGCCGCATAGATCACGTCATCCTTCGCGCGGTTGAGCGCCTGAACCATGATCTTCGGATACTTCGACTTCGGATCGGCCAGCAAGCGGATCTCGTCCATTTCGTCGACGAGCTCGGCGGCGCCCTTGTCGGTCAGGTCGAGCCAGCGACGCGAGTGCGGCGTTTCGACATAACGGGTGTCGGCGTGGCGGCTGGTGATGTCATACGCATCGACCTTGCCGACGCGCTCCATGGCCTTGGATGCACCGACGATGCCGCCCGCATTCACAACGAACGGGGCAAAGCGGGCGGTCATCTGCTGCCCGGTTTCGTAGAAAGTATTCGAGTACGCCTGTACGACGTTTTCGCTGATCTGCTGCGACATGGCGCGGCCTCCGATAATGCAAACACGGTTTGAAGCGTGCCGGCTTGTCGGTTGGCCGCTATGCAGCGGGCCGCCTTGCGTGGCGTGATGAGTCTAGCGCGCGGGCCCTTTCAGGTTGGCCGCTGGGGATAGATTAGAACAGCTTGGCGGAAAATGCCAAGCCCGGAGGCGGATGATGGTTTACCGCCGGGCTCGGCTGCTCAGGAACTATGCGGCGGCGAGCACCGATCGCAGGCGATAACCTTCCAGCTGCCAGATCTTGTTGCGCGCGTGCTCGCGGGCGAGCTTGCGGCCGATCTCGGCGTTGAAGTTCTCCGGGGACGCGCACGCCGACTCGCCGACGACAGTAAAGCCGTTGAGCAGGGTCAGGCATACCACGGTCAACGTGGTGCCGGGAAACACGTAATAAGCCTCGGCCACGATCGCGCGATCAATGTCGGCGGGCGTGATGCGCGGGGCGGTCAGGCCCTTGTCGATAAACTCTTTCTGAAGCTCGTTCTCGTCCATCTGTCTGCTCTCTCTGTCTTGCCGGCAACCGGCCGGCGCGGATCCTTTGCGTGCGAATTTCAGGCTGAAAAGCTCAGCCGCGAACGGGTGCGGCTTTTCCACCCACTCGCGCCCACTCATGCGCCGAGCTTGTCCCGGCGATAGGCGACGGTGTCGCGAATGCCGCGCGCGGCGCACTCGGCCAGCCACTTGTCGCGCTTGGCGACGGCGGCGGCGTGTTCGGGGTGGTCGCCATTCATGAGCGCCCCGGCGGGCGTCTTGTAAAGCGTGTTGATCTCCTGCGTCAGCGTGTCGAAGCCGTCGACGGGCGCGCTCGCATTCGGCGGCTTGCCTTCCTTCATCGCCCCCCACACGCGGGCCATGACGTTGATGATCGCCGGGTTGTCGGGGATGGCTTCGATCGTGGCCATTTCCTCGGGCGTAGCGAATGCCTGAAAGGCCCGGAAGTATTCCGCTTTGATGCGCTTGGCGCCGGCTTCGCCGCCATGCTCGGCGACCAGCGCCGCGTGCGTGTCCGACACCTGGCGCGCCACGAACGCATCGACCGCGCCATCGGCGGCCTCTGTAACGCCGCTCAAATGCTCGCGCAGAAAGGCGTTGTATTGCTTATTGTTCAGCCCGAGTTCGTGCGCCCAGTCCTGGAATGGCTTGGCCGCTTCCGGGGTCAAGTTCCAGGTTTCGCCCTCGACGGGCTCGACGGCATACTCGCCGGGCTCTTTCGGTGGTAGGTCGACGCCGCCCTTAAACCGCTTTTGCAATTCGGT